GCCCAGAAGGGCTGCAAACGCAAAAAACGGCCGTTACGAGAATAACCCGGCTATGCCTCCACCGTTACTCAACCCGTTCCAGTTCAGTTTTCCCAGTATCCCCAGGATGTTGCCCATAGTGGTTGACTGTTCGGTCTGGGGCATCTGCAAACTACCTATACCCATTTGCGGACTCGAGTTGTACAGGTTCAACCCTTGGTTAGGGACCTGGCCCAACGCGGTCTGTTTCCTCATGAAATCCTGGTACTGGCGCTCAAGGTCAGCTTGTTCCAAGGTCCGCTCCAACGACCCGTACGTCTGGGACGCACCAACCTGTGCCAGCGGCGCGGTGATGTTGCCGTACTGGTCCATCTGCTGCGCTATTGGCGCGGCTTCAAACTGGCGGCCGCGTTCCTGGTTCATGAAGTTCCCCACCACGGCATCGAGGTTCGCCAAGGTACGGTTCCGCAGGTCGCTTTCTTCGTTGATCGCGCTGCGGGTAAAATAGTTTCCCCGACTCCCCGCACTTCTGCGTGACGCGTCAACCTGGTCCTGCAGATTGATCTTCGAGAGGTTGATCATGCTTTTTATCCAAGGCGACTCGTTCGGATCCGCGAACTTCCCGCCCAGCGTATCCATGATCTGGGTTTTCCCGGCTCCGAACAGGTCACCTGTGGGAGATTGGGACAGAAAATCGCCCAGTTTCCCTAATCCGAGCCGTTCAAACCCGGTCATGTCCGCGGACAACTGGCCTGTATAATCCTGCGCGGGGTTATACCGTGAGAGGTTGCCGGATATCCAGCTTGACAAATCCCCTCCCAGCGCCTTCTGCCACTCCGGCATGATCTGTTCCGGGCGAATGGTTTCCCCACCCGTTTTCTTTTTCAAGAACCCCGAGCCAATACTGGCCGCGGTTGTTCCTATTGCAATCCAACTCATGGGTTTACCTCCCCTGTTCCCGCCTCAACGGCAGGTTGGTGTGAAACTTCTTTCACAAACTCTTTGACGTCAATGGCATCGACCTCATCGAAGTTCTTGGCGATCACCTGATCTTCGATCTTTTCCAGGTCGGTTTCATCCGTCGCATGCACGGTAATCCACCACGTGTACGAATGCGTGTACACTACGCGTTTGGTCCCGGCAGGCGTAATCCCCATGTACGGCGCCTTGATCCTCACCGCGCCGCCTTCCGTCAACACGGAACAATCCCCTTCCATTAAAAAATACGGATGCTTGAATTTATGGATCTTGGTCACGATCAGCTGCCCCGCGGGCACGAATATCTCCCGGATGTACAACCCATCCGTAAACGTATGCTTGAGCGGGTACGCATCGTCGCCTTTACGCGCGCCGGACACCTTTTCAAGCGCGTGTTCCACGGCCAGTATCTTTCTCCTGACCTGCGCGTTACTCTGCTGTTTTACCGTAACCTTTTGTAATTGCATCAGAACACCAGTACGCTAACCACGGCGTTAGCCGCGGAACATTTTAAGTATATTGCCGCGGTCGTCCACGCGGTACCCGTCTTATACACCACACCGGCTTTATCAATGCTCACGATGATATACCCCGCGGGCACGCGTTTCAACGTGTGCGTCACCGTGAACTCCGTGTCCGCGGTACCCGTATCCGCCACGACTACAATCTCAACGTCACAGTTATCCGCGATCCGCAACCCACCGTTGATCACATCCGAGAGTTTCAACAGGTAGTTGTTTATTTCCTGTGCTGCTGCCTGATCGTAGTCCCGGGAACTTTCCGGGAACTGGATGTTCTTCTTAATGTGTGCCATGCGTCACCTACGTCTTGAACGCAAACCCGATCATCGCCGCGACCATTACCACCAGAAGCCCCCAGATCACCCGGATCTGCGTTGCCACGCCTTTGTGGTCAGCACAGGGAAGCAGCGACAACCGTTTGTAAATGTCTTTTAACGCTTCACCGTGGCTGGCGTTATCGTCCCTTGAGTTTTTCATGAACTCATGGAGCTGCCCTTTAAGTTCGGAGAACTCTTTTATGAACTGATCAAACGCGCTCATGATCGGTACCCTCTCGTCTGGTCTTTTGACAGGTAGTACGGCACAAAAGCCTTTAGGTAAAAGTTTTCTCCCGAGCGCGCGTTGCGGAACCTGAACCTGATCTGCTTGCCGTAAATGTCAAAGTACAGTTGGTAATGCCTCCACGCGTTGTCCGCGTCGATGTATACCTGCGACGACGTGTAGGGGATGTTCACCCATGTGTCACCGTAATCGGTAGAGTAATCAACGTAAATGTACCCGGGCCCTTTAGCCCAGCAGTCCAGCTGCAGCCAGCGCGTATCGAACTCTAACGACGACCCGATGAAATCTTTCGTCACCAGGCGCGCGGATACCGCGACACCGTCGTCGTCAGTCGTCGTATGGTCCAGCTTGGTGACGTACCCGGTTGATTTACCGAACAGTATCTCTTCCCAGCCCTGAACTTGTACCGTAGAATCCCATGACCCGTTCGCTTCGTTCCACGTCCCAATCATGTCGTCCCAGGTAATGGTCGCGGTTTTTTTCCATTTCATTGCCGCGGTTAGAGAATCACAGGTGTCGTAATACCAGAACCCGGTCTTGTACGCGTATTTCCAGACCACGGTCGGCCAAGAACCGCCGGACACAACTACGAAGAACCATATTTCGCCGAGCTCCTGCACGTGAACGGCAAAACACCGGTTGATTTTGTACCGGTCAATCGTATCAAACACTTCATCGCGCACGCTTCCGCCGATGGACTGCGGGACACCGCCGCGCCAGACGTAGAAATCTTTCTTCCCCATGAAATAATGCATCCCGTCCGCGTCCGCAAACGCCCGGGACGCCGCTAACCCTACGCCCGTGGCGACACAATCAAACTCGAACACGCGCGCAGTATCCACTTTCCTGCCGATCCAGAGGCTCTCGTCTTTATACCCTGCCACGAACTCGTTGAGTTTGGCGATGTTTTTAATCTCGGAAGCGTCGTCAGACAACAACCGTTCCCCCGAGTTTCCCGTAGACCAGTTCTCCGGGTTATCCGTATCACACCAAGAGATCCCCCACGGTTTGACACTGATCCCGTCGTTAGTGTATGCGGCCAGCAGGTACGGTGAGAGGTAGCATAGATATTTCGAATAGGGCGGTGTGCCACCCAGCAACGCGTTGTTCCCGCTTCCCGTCCATTTGCGCGTACGGTCAATGAAGTTCGCGATCGCGATTAACCCTGCCTCCGTCACCGTGGCGAATGAGAAGAAATCGTCGTCACCTCCCGAGAACGGCGTTGTGGAGATCGACTGCCACGCAAGCGCCGTGGCGTTATACCTCTCGAGTGTAGTCTTTGACGCCCGGATGATGTGCTGCGCAGTCGTCGACATTTCAAAGCGGCCTAACCCCATGATCTGCGTTGAGTCGGCTACCACACCTCCGATGATACTTTTCCCTGGCCGTTTACGCATCGTCGCACGGTTATAACTCATGTTCTCCGGGAACCCGGCTTCAATATCCAGGAACGTCGACGGCCTTGAAAAATCGACTCCTTTAACGGGCATGAGTACGCCCTGACGTAATAATGGCATGAGTTCCCCCTTTTAACCCGGCGCGATAAACGCCAGCATCCCGACCGCGCGCATGGCGCCGGCTAACAGCTCATGTTCGGTATCACTGGCGTTTGACGCCGTCAGCGCCGCCTCTCCCAGCGCGATCAGAACCGCTATGCTTGCGTATAGCATCCAGCGGCCAGTGTACACCGCAACAGGCGCGTATCCCACCAGGCTGGTAATCAACCCATAGAGCCCGCGGATCAGGACTCCTGACCGGTCATGCGTCAACGCCGCCAAGTGTGACGGTTTTGTATCGTGTTCGGGATCGTACGCGCCATACCCCATGCGGATGATCTGAAACGCCGCAACCGTGATCAACCCTATCCACCAGACCGTCACAACCGAGAGTACTGCTCCCAGAAGAAGCGGGACCAGTACGTCGCGCCACCCGCTCCACCGGGCCTTGTCCCAACCACCTAACCGCCAAAGGATAGCGCATACACAAATAATTGTCACCTGCAAAGAAAACGGCATAATGACCTCCCTTAGTCCAGGTCGACGACCGTCAGTATCCGGGAACTGTCGCTGGACCCTTTTTGGTTCCACGTCGCACCGACATGTACCCATCGTATTTTTACCGTATGGCTGCCGGGCGTAAGACCTGTTTCAAGATGCTGAAACGCTCCCATACCCGAATGGCTGTATATTTCCAGGTGCATGTGCCGCTTGTTGGTTCCATCAATGTTGATGTACACGTTGATAGCGTCGCCCTGTAACGTAGGCTCTAACGGCGCCGAAAACATGCAGAGCAGTTTTGTGCCTGTCGTTGTCAGGGTGATCGACATGTCCGTCATGTCGGCTTCTGACCCCGTAGACGTAATATCCGTACTTCCCACCACCTGCGAAGCCGCGAGTTGTGCCGTACGGCTGTTGACCGCGGCCTTAACGGGAAACGTGTCATCGCAGTATTTTTTGTTTACTATCCCAGCGTCGACCGTAGGCGCAGCAGACGTCGCCATTTGCGCGCCGTCGGGAAGAACGGGGATATCGCTGGCGTTCGCCTTGATTAAATCGACGGTACCGGTGCCTGCGGCGTCCAGTGCCTTGATAAACGTGTTGTTACTTTCAACGGCGTTGTCCAGAAGAAACTTCCCTCCTGACGTCAGCTGAATTTCGTCGCCGTCTTCATCGATCCAGTGCAGTTCGGCTTTCCCGGCAACGTCTTTACAGAAAAGGATCCCGGTGTCAGCCACCTGTGTCGGACTTGCGCCGGTAACCAGCGTTGCCTTTAAATGGTATCCCACGTCTGAATGGCCGGTTTCGTCTTCATAGAACGCGTGGTCGACAGCCAGCCTCTCACGCACAGCCACCTGTTTTTCGCGGATATCGTCGTCGCCGAGGTTGATGTCGCGGCTCCCGGCGGGTTTTGTTTCGTCCCATGTCTTGTTAAAAACCATCGGTGTCCTCCTGGTTTAGAATAACCCGTTCGGGGTGACGCGCGTAATCGCGCTGAACTCCCTGTCGGTTTCAATATCGAACAACCGTTTGCACATGCCCACGGGTACGTCGTTTCCGAACGCGTCGATGCGATGATACTTTTCACCCCAGTACTTGGCTTCGTTGTAGAGTTCCATACCTTCGTTGACGCGCTCAAGCACGCCGTACTTGAGTATTTCAGTCCATTCCCCGCCCAACGCGGGAACATCGGCGTCAGCGGACAAGTCAATCGGCCGCTTCGTCCAGTTTATTTCAAGCAGATACCCTCCTGCGTCCGGGATTGGGATCAACAGCAGGCTGCGGCCGTACACGCAGTACGCGGTAGGTGATCCTTTCGTCGAAGGTGACGACCTGTTCGGATTCGGTTCCCGGACGTCATACTCTTCTTTCGTGATGTGTTCCAACGGCGCACCGGTATCGCTGGATGCGGATCCGTCAAGCAACCTCACCGGGTGCATCAAATGGATGAGCGTCGACGGTAACGGGTAATCTTCCTGCGCGTCGACGAGCGTTATGTACGACTGGTATTTATAGCTGCCGTGCGGCATATTCACCGCCACCCATATCTGCATGTCGTTGAGCGCGCGCACGATCTCCGTGTCTTTATCCGTGCGCTTGAAATCCCTGCGCACGTACGTCTTGAAATCGGATAATTGCATAACAACCTCCTTTACGCGCCGGCCATGACACGGTCAGCGAAAGACCCGGATGCTTTTTCCCTATCAATCCAGCTCCCCGATGCGTCAGACCGGGCAACCCAGGATCCGCCGCTTGCGGGCCTGCCGGTCCATGAAAATGAGCTTTTGCTTGACGAACTCGAAGAGCTGGACCGGCACGAGCTCGAACTGCTCGACGACCGGCACGAGGACGAACTGGAACTCGATGAATTTGAGTTTGAGCTTGACGAAGAACTGGAACTGGAATATGACGACGAGCTTGAGCTTGAACTCCTGCAGCTTGACGATGAAGAACTCGATGATCTGCAACTGGATGAACTCGAGGATCTGCTTGATGAGGAAGACGATGAAATCGAACTGGATGAACTGGAACTCGACCAGCTTGAACTCGATGACGAACTGCGACACGAGCTGGAACTCGACGACCGGCTGGAACTTGACGAACTCGAAAGACACGACGATGAAGAGCTGGACCGGCAACTCGATGAACTGCTGGAACTGGACCTGCTGGACGATGAAGAACTCGAACGGGATGAACTTGATGACGATGATCTGCAACTGGATGAGCTTGATGAACTAGATCGGCTTGACGAGCTTGACGAGCTGCGACACGATGACGAGGAACTGGAGCTTGACCGGCTACTCGAGGAGCTACTCGACGACCGGCTGGAGCTTGAGCTCGAGCTGGAAGACAGGGATGAACTTGAGGAACTCGATGAAGCAAGAAGCGCGCTCGAGGAACTCGATGAACTGCGGCTCGAAGAAGAAGAGCTTGAACTGGAACGGCTGGACGAACTTGAACTCGAGCGGCTCGAAGAAGAACTCGAACTGCTTGAACGCGAGCTGGAGGAACTGGATGATCTGCAACTGGATGAGCTTGAACTCGAAGAGCGGCTCGAAGAGGAGCTTGAGGATGACGACCGGCATGAGCTTGACGAACTCGAAGAGCTGGACCGGCACGAGCTCGAACTGCTCGACGACCGGCACGAAGAGGACGAGCTGGATGACCGGCAGGATGATGAAGAGCTGGAAGAGCTTGATGATCTGCAGCTGGATGACGAACTCGAGCTTCTGCAAGACGAAGACGACGAACTCGATCGGCAGCTGGAACTGGAACTTGATGCCGCGCTATATGTCGCGTAAATACTAAACCGTAAAGCCTCTGTACCACTTGAACTATACGTACTTGGCCAAGCCGTACCATACGTTATCTCATCATACCGTGCTCCCCCCGCCTCGCTATCGTAATACAACCGGACATTCCCATTACCCTCAATCATAAACGAGAGCCAATAATAAGATCCACCCGTCACCGAAAGCGCGTTTGTGGAAATGTTCGCCCACGTATGTGATGCTGCTGATACGGTGCCGAATGCGTTATCTACAAATTTCTCACTTCCGACCTTGGCTCCTGGATTGGATGAACTGTCCGCGTATATCCCGACATACGCATCACGGGGAGGGTTGTCGTTGTCATAATGAATAGATAATTGCGTCACGGTTCCGCTTCCTGCAGGAGTGGACCGCATGGCGGCTTCAATATAGTCCTGATACCATGCAACGATGCTCGCTCCAACATCCCCCTCACCGAAGGTATCGTTTGCTCTTACAGGATAGACTGCGGTATCCAAAAACGACTGAGAAACCGTAATCAAATACGCATCCTTCTTAATTTCAATGTCAGCCCAGACCCAATCACCGTTTGCATCGATGAACCGCGGACGGTATATGTGTCCAAATTTACCCGGGCCGTAATTGGTTTCCCCTTCGATGTGGTCACGCTTGGCCTTATGATAAACGGCGTATGATCCGCAGACTTCAGCAGGACGCGCACATATCCCGCGCCCGATATCTTCCCATGTTGAACCATCAGGATTAACATGGGCCAGCGGCGGCTGATATAAAAAATCAAACTGTTCCCACCCGGTGAGTTTAAACGTCCACGAATTTTTCACCGGCCGCTCTTTCAAGATCAACCCGAACTTCAGGATATCCCGCGAGTGTGCTTTGAAATAGAAATCTTCTTTGTCTGGGCCTTTGAGTAGAAGCTCTTCTCCATCGCGCATTTCAGGGGTCCCCTGGAACCCTTCATGCGCGATGGAGAGAACACATTCACCGCCCCACTTCGACAATTTAACGTCCGCTTCAAACCGGCCGCTTACAGCGTCGTTACATAACACGACGTCGTTGGCGTCTTCCCCGAGTTTAAGCGAATACGTTTTCTTCAGCGCGTGGAGCAGCATGGGTTAAAACTCAAACCGTAACCCCGCGCGGACATACCCCGCGCGGGATGTACCTGACTTCTGTTCAATCCCGCCTTCAACGAACGGGATGAAGTATTTTCTCTCCTTTGAGGTCTGGGTGATCTGAACATGGCTCCCGGGCTGCGCGGTGATGTTTTGCGTCTGTACCGTTTTCTTTGCGAAAAAGAACTGGTACACGAAATAGATGATCACCACCACAACCGCGATTTTCAGCGTGGTTGACGCGGCTTTCCACCACTCAACCGGCTGAACGAACCCTTTAACGAACTTTGTCAGATCAACCTTTTCCTCGCTCATTTTGTGACGAGCTGGTCAATGATCTTGGTCACCGCAGCCCGGACCGTGCTCAACCCAAGCGCGCCCGCGACAGCCAATATCGTCTGGATGACCGTAATCTCACCGACCGCAAACGCAACCAGCGCGGTGATGACTCCGCCGGCGGACACCAAGTACGTTTTCTTTCCTGCCAAGAATACCCTGATTTTCTCGATTAAACCTGTCATAAGATACTCCTTTCGGTTTCTATTCCGGCGCCCACCATTTTTCAAGCACCGCTTTGTCGCCTGTGTCGTGGTACTCTTTGATCAATCTATACTCATCGCCCATGAACCTCTCGTCCAAATGCCGGTAATGCGGGGGGATCCCCTTGTACCGGTAGGCGTAATTGTGTTCCCCGTGGATGTGTCTGAACCCCATAAGATCATACCAGGTCCCCTGGGGAACGTGATGCTGCTCGTTAAACGGTTCTTTTGGTACCACTGCTTGTTTCAACCCGAGATCCCGCACCGCGACCGCCAGACGGCCTTCCGTGTTCCCAAACTCCTGCGTTGACTTCTCGTACTCTTCAAACGGCACCACATGATCGATCAAGTGCCCGGCAATCTTACAGAACGCCTCTGACCGCATCAAGAGTCCTGCGGTTCCGATCTCCCGCGGAAGCGAAGGCCCGCTTGAGAGGATATCCGCATCACCTAACAACTCCAACAGCTGCGGAAACCCTGCGGGGTTTTCAAGAATACAGTCCCCGTTGTCGCACAACACGTATTCGAACTGCCGCATGATACCGGACGCGATGCGCAGCTGCCACATGTACGGGTACGACACGCCGCCCCAACACTGATGATGCGGCAACACAAACGTGTCGACCATATCCATCACGTCTTTGGGGGGCATGAGCGCGTTGTAATCAACAACCGCTTCATCCGGGTTGATGAAATTGTCGTATGAGAGAACCAGCCAGAACCCGAGTTCTTTATGCGACTGCACAGACCCTTTCAAATACGGACGGCCATACGTTGACGATGTCAACAGCACCCCCACGTTCTTTTTAATCTTCATCGCCCATTCGTCGTTTTTCATGTAGCAGTCGATAACGTATTTCCTGGTAGCGAGTTCATGCTCCCATTCCTCATCGGGCATTAAGAGATACCTGCCTGACCTGACCAAATCCTCCCGTATAACCCCCATGACTAATCCCCCTCGATAATATCCTGCGCTTTTACTCCCCAGTTAGCGTTCAGGATGTCCTGCCCCACTCCGTGTACCAGCCCGACACAGGCGTCGTAATCGCCGCTCCAGTACCTTCTCCGTTGAACCTTCTTGCCGTCAACAGTCATGCGCTTACGCCCGGCAAGAACGAAACACTCATACCTGTCGGCAAGCTCGTGTACCAGTTCGTCGTCACTGAACTCCTGAATCCGTTTCACGTGTAACTCTTCAGAGTTATTTCCCATTGGTACTAAAACTGACAACCGTATTCATTTGCTCATGCTCTTTTCTTCACAATCCGCCCACCGCAGGTTTGAATCAGGAAAACCTGTCGCGAACGAAGAAATTATATTCGATGGATCCCGGCTGTTTTCCCATAAATAGGTTCAGCACCATAATGTTCCAAGGGAGCATACCACCTATTGTAATCGGACTCCTCTCCAATATCCCACCAGCGCATCAGATGCCGGCGGTCCCCGGTTTCGTAGAACCGGCAGATGGTTTCCTTCTCCTCTCCTCCAAAGTACAGCCAGTCCATGAACCGGTCGACATATTCGACAGGCAGCGGTTCAAACCCAAGGTTCCATGCGGTTTCTTGTTCAGCAAACAGGTTGCGGAACCCAAGAAGACGACGCCAGGTTGAGTCCTGGCCGTACCGCGCGTAACAATCAAGCGTACCGTCTTTGGGATCGAGAGGCTGGATAGGCGCATGCTTGACCCGGATCCCGAGATCTCGCACTGCAGCATTCAGCATTTGTTCAGGAGAACGTGACCCAATGACCGGTACGCGCATAATTTCGTACATATAATCAAAAATCGAATGGAAGGCTTCGGTTTTGAACAACACGTCCGCGGTATGAATCACCGAATCGTTTGATTGTCCAGCCATGAGTTCAGAATCACCCAAGAGGTCGATCACGTCCTTGAACCCTCCCGGCTTCTCGCACATACAATCGCCGTTTGTGAGGTACACGTGCTTGATATTCGGAAAACTGCGCAGTATCCCCTGGGCATAGCGCACGTCCCAAAACCAACCATTGCGCTTATCCGAATCATACGTTATGTGTTTAGTCACAACCGCGTGGGCGCGCAGGTAATGTTCAGGGTTCGGCAGGCATCGGTTCGCTTGTGAAGGATCAGTTTGACCAAACGCGTAAAACGGGTTGTCGTACGCCAAGATAACGAACGCGCCGCTTAACCGGTACGCGCTCAACACCGCACGCAGCCATTTAAGTTGCCCCATCCAACTGGTGACAATGATCGCCAGGGTTTTCTCACAAGGCCCGGAGTTACAGTTCACGGACAGGTCGTACCAGCTCATTCCGTCTTTACCGCGGAACTCCATCCCGGTCCCGAACGACTCCTGCCACGAATCTATCCCAGCCACCATCCTGTCCAGCTTAATCTTGTTCATGCTCTCCCCTGTGGATAACTCTGTTAATAACTCCGTATCTTCTTTGTTTTATGAATATTACGAGATGAGCTCGCGGCCTTTTTTTTAGACCTTTTTTTATTCATCTGATTCCCCCCCCTTAACAACCCCCTATAAACCGTAGTACAGTCTTATACGTATCTTATAATCAAATCGTAGTAGTAGTAGCCTTGAATAACCTGTGGATAACTCACTTAAACACTTGTGTCTCTTACATTTATCCTGTGGATAAACCTGTTGATAACCTGTTGATAAGCAGGAAAAACCTGTTAATAACGCTTTAATAACTTTTAACCCGCCGGTTCAGATTTTGTACCACGCTTTTGGTATGTCGGCACATCTGCCGGCGGCTTCCTCACAATCGTGAGACCTACGCCCATGGCCGTACCTCTAGGCAAAGTCAATACGTCAAGATGCGGGTTGCGTTCCAGGTCCTGCCGTAATCGGTAGACGCCGCCGCAGCGGTTTTCGTCAATATAGCTTTCATCAGGCGGGTAAGTGTCATGCAACAGCACGTACCCATTATCAACCACCAGCGGGATCATGTTCCAGAAATCGGCTTTTGCCTGATCGTAAATATGGTCCCCGTCAATGAACCCCAGCGCGATTTTGTTAATCTCTCCCAGTTTAAACATTTCATCGCTCGTATACGGACAGAACACCGTGCGCGCGCGGCTGTCCCCGAAGTAACCGGGTACGGTTGCCGGGTTCTCGATCTTGGACGGTGACGCGTCACAATGAAAAATCCTGCGCCCGTACTTCTCGGCCAGCCTGGCCAAGTACAACGAGCTCTCCCCCACGCCTATCTCAACGATGTCACCCGGCGTACAGCTTAAAACGTAATCCCCGAACATACCCAGGAACCCCATGCGGTGCCATTGATCGCGCACGGAAAAAAACAGGTTCGGTGCAGCCCATGCCGCTATGTACTCAAATGTTTCTTTTGATCCCGGGTGCATTACTCAAACCTCCTTGGCCCTGCGCTCGCGCAGCGCAAGGATGATCTCATCTGCGGTCTTGAACCGGCGAACGTAATCTTTTGCTTGGGCCGCGATCTCGTACACTTTCCAAAACGGATTGCCCTGCAGCCGGATCGGCGGAGTGTCCAACGCGTACGTTTCCTCACCCAAAAACAGACATTTAAGAATCTCGATAATCTCCCAGTCGTCACAGTAAACTTTGGTACCGGCCGCGGTCACGCTTTTAATCACGAACTGCTGGTGAAACGGTCGCGGCGTACGCGTTATTTCTTGACAAAATATCCGCAGCTTCAAAATATCCTCACTCGAAAAGTTCATAACCCGGCCTCTTCTTCAATAAGCCCGCGCAGCAGGGCCAAGTATACCCTAGCATCCATGATCCTGCCCTGGATAGGCTCCGATAACACACTGCCGGTTTTAATGTACGCAGCGATGCTATCGACGTGCTTCTTCAGATATACCCAGAGAACCTTCTTGGGATCTATATCCAACTCCAACGCAATGCGCTTGAAATTGTCGAGCCTATCCCCTTGGGTGTACTCTTTGCCTTTAGTTGCTCCGATGGCCCGTTCTTCTTCCACCATCTTATCCATTATCCTCTGGAAATCTTCGTGTGTCATACATTCCTCCTGAGTTCGTTTATCGCTTCTTCAGGCACACCGTCAACCCCGGGTACGGCAGATACGTACAGTACACGTACCGCGAGTTTAATATCGGGTCAGTTTCAATCGCCGGCTTGATCGGCGCGGCGTTGTACTTCACCATCCATTCAACGCCGTCACGTTCCGTCGTCCCGCCCTCGAACAATATCAAACCTCCCTGCACCATACGCACGTCCCAGTTCGCCATGATCCGGTGAACCGTATCCCCGGTATTCGAAATATCCACGTGCAGGAACGCCACGGTGCCCGCGTTGTACCGGTCATGCACGCAAAACGCGTCACCTTGTTCCAACGTCACGACGTCGTCAACGCCGTCAGCACGCAGTATCCCCTGGACTTCATCCCGGTTACCGTGGTTGTACGGGTACTTTTCAAACAGGTCGTACGCGTGCAGGTGGCCGGCGCGGTTACGTTTTAAACCGCGAGCAATATGTGCGGTCGAGTACCCGTGCAACACGCCCAGTTCAACGCAGACCACCGGTTTGAACGCGTCTATGATCGCAGTGAATATCTCACCGTATTTGTTCTGTTCGTATGAACTCAACTTAGAAACCGGATCGCCCGGAGTTCGACGTCGTACTTATGCCGGGTTTTCCCTTTTATGGAATCCTGGCCGATAGACGTGACAATGATTTTTGCTTCCACTGTCAACACCTTGCCGATATCCTCTTCTCCAACCGGGAGTTTTTCCGTGTCGTGGATATACACCGTCGGACCGCGGGGAGGTTCTTTCTTCTCCCCTCCAACCATCGGCATCGCCATGCTATCAGGTTTGCGCAGCAACGAAACGAACGGATCATGCTTCTTCGACAACATACGTCCTCCCTCACTTACCTCGTCAAAATATCAATATACCTGCGGGGATCAAACTGTTCCCAGGCGCGTTCGCGCGCCGCGGCGCCTTTTTTCTTCAGATCTTCCATGGTAACGTTTTTTACAATTTCAAGCATCTGGTACTTCCAATCGCACAACCAACCGCATTCCGCAGTCACTCTGTCGACCGCCCCGCCCCAGTTGTCAGCCAGAACCGGCAACCCCGCGGCCATAGCTTCTAATATCACCCGCGGGCCCATGTCCATGTACAGCGGAGGAAGCGAGTACCAAAACAGGTTCCCCAGAGAAAGAAACGACGCGATCACTTCCGGGTCAGCGGTGCGTGGGTGCCTCCGGACTCTAGATAAAATATCCGGAGACAGGAACGACGGACCCGGGAGCATATCAATCTGTACGCCTTCCTCCCGGCAGTCAGCCATGAAGTGTAGTTCCTCTTCACTGTCCTTTGCAAACTTCGTGTCACCTTGTGAGCTGTGCCTGACCAGCCGCACTCGCCCTTCGAACACCGGGTTGATCTTATAAAACGGTTCCAGGATCGTGCACGGCGGTAACACATAGGTTACAGGAAGAATCGGCGGGGTACCATACATGTTCCAGAACTCCGCTTCTTGCGTATGGTTAAGAAACATGTACCTGTTGAACGTCAGCGTCCAGGGGATTTTCCCGATGTCACCCAGCCGATAATTTACCATCATGATTTTCTTCTGTGCACGCGTTACTTCAAAAGCTGAACAGATCTCCGGTGTCTTGAACTCCCAGACATAGTCGTCCGCGTACACGAACAACACGTCACACGGTTCAGCTACGGCCATGGCAAAGTCAAGCCGGACCCTGACCTCCGCGTGCTGCCGCAACCATTCTTGATACTCCCTGGATCCTACGGTTTCCCGAAACGGGATGAACTCAACTCGGTTTCCCGCTTTCAGCAGAAGATCCATGATCGTGGTAACTGACCGCGCACACCCGCCCCACCCGCGGGCCGTAGACACCACTTTAACCAACTTGCCCGTTTTTTGCGTTTGCAGCCCTTCTGGGC